GTGATGGCTGACGACGACATCGATCCAAGGGAGGCCGATACTCTCGGTCCCAATGGCGATGACGAGGAACCTGTTGAAGAGCAGGAGCCGGATCAGCCGGATAATCAAGACGAGGACGAGCCAGAGCCGCAAGAGCCTGAGCTAGCCGCGCGACAGGGTCGCCGTGCAGATCACAGGTTTCAGGCTCTGAATGAGCGAGCACGGCTGGCAGAAGAGCGAGCCCGTGAGAGTGATCGTCGTCTTGATGAGCTTCTGCGGCAGCGAATGCAGCCGCAAATGCCACAGGGGGAAACCCCCACGCAGCGTGAGGAACGTCGATCAAGATTGACCCCGGAGGAACGCCTCGCTGAAGACCAGCGTGATATGGAAACCCGTATCACGCGACAGATGCAGGGATGGCAGTACACCACTTGGGAAAATCAAGACCGGGCGCTCTATGAGGCTGAAGCGAGACGCGATCCCGATTTTCGCGCGTACAAGGACAAAGTCGAAAAGGCGATAGAGCAGGAGCGTGCGGCTGGGCGTAGTGCGCCGGCTCGTGAGCAAGTTTTCTATTACCTTTACGGCAAGGAAGTGTACGAGAAAGCCCGGGCAGAACGTCAGAAGCAGAGGCAGCAAGCTGCGCGGCGTGTACAAGGCAATACGGTAAGACCTAGCTCGAATGCGACCCGCAGCGATGTGCAGCCCGCCCGCCGATCCGGTGGACGCAGCCTTGAGGAGCGCTTGTCAGATGTACTCTTATGATCTGAAAGGCGTGACCCATGCCCGTCAATTATTCTGCATCGTTTCAGTCGGACGTCGAAGCCTATATCGCGGATAAGACGCTCCCTCTTGCCCGTCGCCAGCTGGTCGTTTACCAGTTTGGCGATCCCCTTGAGCTTCCCAAAGGTCGCGGCACGACCTATACCGCCACGCGATATATTCGCGTGCCGCTGCCCTTTGCACCGCTCTCCGAAGGCGTTCCGCCGATTGGCGAGGTGATGACCATTCAGCAGGTGGCTGCGACCGCGCTGCAATGGGGCGATAAAATTACAATAACGGATGTGGCGGAACTCACCATCAAGCATCCTTTGTTCAAAAAGGCGATCGAGCTGACCGGCCTGCAAGTGGCGGAAACTTTCGAGCGCAATACCTTCAACGCGTTGATGGCCTTTGCGCAGGTCAATTATGTGAATACCCGTGGCGCGCGGGCTTCGCTGGTTGCTGGTGACGTGCTCAATGTGCACGAGTTGAACCGGGCCTATGCCATGCTGGTCACGCTCGGCGCGCCGCGTTATTCCGGCGACGAGATGACCGACACCAAGATCGCCGCCGACAGCGGCGGTGCCAAGGCTTCGAACAATCCGCGCGCCATGCCGCACTACGTATGTGTTGCGCATCCGTTTGTGGCCGGCGACTTACGCGAGAACTCTCAGATAAATACAGCCTGGAGTTACAGCGATATCAATCGCTTGTACAACTACGAGATCGGCGAATGGAGCGGCGTGAGGTTTTGTTTGTCGAATCTTGTGCCGTCCTTTACCGGAGTAGCTGTTATCACTGCAACTGCAACTAGTGGCGGCACTTTTGGTGCCGGCACTTACGCAGTACAGGTGACGGCTTCCGATACGCAGAACCAGTATGAGAGCCGTATCTATCAGGTGCAAACCGGTCTTGTGCTTACGGCCAACCAAGCCATCTCGGTGGTGCTGCCGGCGCTCGCCGGCTACACCTTCAATGTTTATGTCAGCGCGGCTGGCTCAACGACGCCAGTCAATCTCGGTCTGAGCACTGCCGGTCCGACAACGGGACCGATGCAGGGTCAGGCCACGCAGCTGGCACCCGGACAGACCGTGACGATCACTGGTCCAGGCGCAGCGCAGGTGCCCCCCGCTGCGCCAGCCACTGGCACCACGGTCTACCCCACCTTCATTTTCGGGCGCGGCGCTTACGGTCAGGTCGTGCTTGATGACGTGAAATTTAGCTATTTGAAGGATGCGGACAAAAGTGATCCGATCAATCAGCTGCGAGTTGTTGGTTGGAAGGCTTTTTACGGCACGCTCATCGAGAACCAGCAATTTGCCATGCGGATCGAGAGCACGTCCGCCTTCAACCTGAACTTTGGATAGGAGTGGCCTATGGCTTACCGGATACGTTATCAGATGAACGTGGACTGGATCGGAGCTGGCACCGGTCCAATGGGAAATACGACCGGATTGGCAACGGGTGTGGTGACACCGATGGGCGGTGCGCAGGGAGGCAGCGGATTGGCGCAGACGTTGGAGATTGTCAATTCGATGAACGCGCCTTATCCGGCGATTGTCGCCGGCAGCGGTGCTGGTGGTATTATCCAGGCGGCGGATATCACCGTTTTGATGACCTCGCTGTCGGCGGACCTGACGGCGCAACTCAATCTGGCGGCGAACCTCGCGCGGTTGCAAGGATTTGCGTCAGGAGGCGGTTAATGGCACTTCACACGCTCACCTCTGCGACGCTACAGGCATTTCGTGTCTCGTCGCCCGGTCCCACCGGTCCTATTCCTTGGTTGGCCAGCTTTGCCGGCAATGAGGTGATCCCGGCTGACGTGGCTTCGTTGAATGTTGCGATCAAGAATGACCTGATTAACGGTGGGACTATCGCGCAGCTACCGATCTGGGGTGGGGCTTACTCGCAGTCCAATCTGCTGTCGATCCCCAACCGGGGCGTGCTCAAGCTATACCCCGGTGATGTTGTAGCCTGGGATACGCAAACTGGCTGGCCGATCCTGGTGTCGGGGTTGGCCGCTGCTAATGCAGGATACACGTATACATGAATGAGAAACTCCCTCGTAAATTCGAGCTGCCACGCGATATGGCAGCCGATGTTGAGTATGCCACGCTGGACGATGAAGAGAAACAGGCGATCCTCAAGCGTGCGCGCGAGAAGGTCGAGGAGGAGCGCAAGCAGAAGCTATCCGATCAATTGATGGAAGCTGCGCTCCGCTATGAGCGGCGACGGTATCTTCCGCACGAGCAGCTGGTGGATATTCTGATCGATCTGCCCGGGCATGCGCCGCGTCTGCTGATCGACGGCGTGGAGTACAGTCACAGCTTTACCTATCGCGTCTCGGTCAATCAGGCGCGTTCGATGTGGGAGCTGATGCAGCGCTGCTGGAACCACGAGCATGAGATCGGCGGTGCCAACCGCAATTTCTATCGCCGGCCGCATAACTTGAGCATCGGCCCGCAACATACCAACGTGCCGGCTAATCGGTTGCTGGGGCTCTGATGGACGAGCCGACCTATAAGGTATCCGATATTGTCACCCGCGTTACGATGACCATCGACGTCGGTGGCGCCAATATCGGCTTTGAAACACATGTCATGCGCGATGGGCCGGTCGAGGAGTTGAAGGACGCAATCGGTAAGCTGTTCGATGTCGCCGAGTTCCACCGGGCGCGGTTCACGTTGCGATCTCTGGAAGCGCAGCTCAAGACCGCCGAAAAGGATTTTGAGCGTATTCGCAATGATCGAGATGCTTATCTTGAGATGTGTCGGCAGCAGTGGTTTGACGGTCAGCGGTATGGTGATCTGGAGATGACCGGCAGTCAGGCTGCCCACGTCGATACGCTTGAAAAGGCTGTGCAGTCTCGTGTTGAGACCATCAAAGAGCTACGCCATAATATCTCTGTGACGCAGGGGGTTCTGGAAGGGGTCCAATGACGTGCCGCTTACTGCTGCGCAAATCGTACAGCAAGCGTGCCAGAATGCGCAGGCTCCTGGCTGGACCACGCAGGCGAGCAATCTGCTCAACCTGATCCTGCAAGACCTCTATCAGAATTACGACACCACGGCTTCGCAGAAAGATTTCTATTTCAATCTGCCGACGAACGTGGACAGCTTCGGTCGCTGCACCATGCCGTTTCCGGCCGATTACCTGCGCGCCAAGCGGGGGGATTGCTTCTACTGGATCATGGGGGTGCCCTATCAGCTGATCCCGCAAGACCTCGCCGAGATGGACATGATGGTGGTGACGGCGGGGCTATCTAATTTCCCGGTCACCTTCTCGGTCGATACCTCGAAGAACCCGCCGATCGCCTATTTCTGGATGCCGTCTTCGGGCGCTTATCCGGCGCTGGTGCGCTATCAGGCGGCGATGCCGGATATCCCGATCCCGGTGGATGGCACCCTTCCATGGTTTCCCAACCAGATTTACCTGCTCACGCGGCTCACGGGTGAGCTGTGCATGATCGCTGACGACGAGCGGCATGAGACGTTGCTTAGCTATGACGAAGAAAGAGCACCGGGCGGTGCTGGCACTATCTTGCGGCGCTATCTCCAGATGACCGGTGATAGCGAGAACCGGGCCAAGACGGTGTCGCTCGACCGGCGCAGGTTTGGCACGAGCTTCGATAAGCTCCGCAATACGAAGCAGGTGGGATGGTGAGATACGTTCTTGCACTCCTGCTGATGCTGCTGTGCAGCCCCGCGCTGGCGCAGTGCCCGCCCAATCCACCATCAACGACACCGGCACAAAAATCGACGGTTATCGGTAATATCAATAATTGTTTTGCTGACAATACGTCCGGGGCCATCACGCCATCGATCCTGCGCGGCGTGACGACCGAGATGGTCAACAGTTTCCAGCAGTATCCAGGAGTTAACGCAACAGTCGGACCGACCTACACGCTGGCGACGACCGATTTCGGTCAGATGATCACGACCAATAATGCCGGCGCGATAACGTTCAATCTGCCGCCAGCAACTGGCAGCTTCTCCAGCTTTTCGTTCTTTATTCAGAACCTGGGTACCGGCACCGTCACGCTGACGCCGACAACGTCCACTGTCTGTGGCGCTGTAACCAAGACGGTGCCGACGGGATGGGGCGCCTATATCGTCTCGGACGGAACCAACTGGCAGTGTCTGGGGCCTTTCAATACGGCGGTTGTCGGCGGAGGGACCGTCAGCTCGGTTGGCCTGCTCATGCCGGCCGTGTTCACGGTCTCTAACTCGCCGATCATCTCATCCGGTAACATAACTGTCACGGCGAATGGGACCAGCGGCGGCATTCC